TAAGTAACCTAGAAACATATTCTGCTTCTCCTATACCACTTGCTTGTATTTGCTGTCTCATTGGAGCTATAACTCTATCTAATGATTCATAACTTTTGCGTTGTTGAGCTACTTCTTGTGTCTTTCTTGTGTAATCAGCAGTCATCTCTTTATCTCGTTTTAACATATACTCCTGTGCTTCACGAGGTAAATCCTTAAACGTGCCTTTTACGTCCTCTGACCAGTTCTTAGGAGCTTCAAGAGGTGTTTCTTTCGAATCCTCACTCCCTGCTTTTTCAGAAGGTTCTTCTGTAGAATCTTGAGTTTCTGGTTCATTCTCAGTAGCTACCTGATCTAATGATTCAGAATTAGATTCTTCGGAATTATTTGTCTCCTCTTGTTTAGGAGCATCAGGAATAGTAGTGTTTTCTACTTCTTCCTTTGGTGTATCATTGCTAGGTGTTTCAGGTTCTATAGTTTGGTTAATAGCACCTTCTAATACAGCTTCCAATGTTGGTGCAGTAGCTGGTGCTGTACTAGGTGCTGATTCCTGACTAGGAGTGCTTTCTTGTGTCATATTATCCTCTTTTGTTATTGTTAATCATATTATCCCAAAACTTAGGTTTCGTAGAGCCTACATAATCGTTACCTACTTGCCTAACATTATGTTTCCTTTCGTGTTCTTTTATTTGAGAACGACTGCCTATAACAGTCTTGTCGATTGGAGACACAAATTCTTGTATATCACCCATAACTTGGTGTGATTTTGTTCTTTTTGTTGCTTTAGCAAACTTATAGTTACTTTTACCCCATTGGATATTATCGTAATTTTTATTGTAACTCATCTTTTGCATCCTGATTTAATTGAGCTGCTATTTTCATATCGCTTTCTAATAATGCTAATTCTTTCTTTGCATCCATTCTACCCTGACTAGCTTGTGCTTCTGTAGCTGTTTTATTACCTACAGTTCTTTCTCTTGACTGTATATCTGCTAGTTTACCTTGTTGTTTTAATTCTTCTTTAGCCATTTCTGTTTGCATTTTTTGTGCAGCAATTCTTTCATTTTCTGAAGGTTGAGGACCAGCTTGTAATGCTTGTTGTGCTTGTTGTGTTAGTTGTGCTTCTGTTCTATCAATAATATCTTCAAAGTTTCTTCCTACTTTCCATGCACCCATTAAAAATCTTAGTGCTTGAAATGCTAAAGGTGTTAAAGCAGGTGATTGATTTGCTATAGATACTGTTCTTTCTAAATATCCACCAAATGATTGTAAAAACTCTATTCTAGTTCTTTTTTCTTCTTCTTCATCTGTAAAAATTGTAGCATCTGATTCAATATCTATACTATAACCCCTTAATTTATCATCACGCATTATTTGCATCATTTCTGGAGTAATAGTAAGTGCGGTCATAGCTGCTAATATTTCAGGTTCATAATGTTCTGCTATAAGTTCTGCTTTAATTCTAAATAAATCTCTTACATATTCAGCTATTTCAGACTGTTTTTTACGCATACGCATACTACCAAATTGTGCTTTTAATTGCTGTGCTGTAGCAGTTTCACTAGCTTTTGTAGAACCTCTTATAAGGTCTGAAATGCCTGTTATTTGGTATATAGTGTCTAAAACTTGGTTTCTTTGCTGATATAATCCTTGTAATACTTGTGCAATAGGAGCTATATCTTCTTGTTGAAATACTGCACCTAACCCACCTTTTGATGCTAATTGTGCAAAATTTTCTGAAGGTACAAAATCATTATCTCCTGCGTCTGCTAAATGTGATAATTCTGGTACAGAAGCATCATAAATGCCCCTTCTTTTTAATCCTTCTATTAAATTACTTATTCTTGTTGTAATTCTGTCTAATTCATCAGCTTGGTCTTGGTATAATGTAAACTCAGGTATAGGAACACTGGTTTCATTGGTTCTTATTGCTACTAATGAATCAGGACAAGGGAAAAATTTTTCTAATCCATAAGGGTCATCATCTTCTGCTAGTATTTCGTTGTAACCTTTTGATACAAAATATCGTTTTTCTTTGTATTTATCCCATATTTCCCATACTTCCGCCCTAGAAAATACCTCAGAATACTCTTCAGAATAGCCTTCTGATGGCTCTGGAGACCAATTTAGTGGTATATTGGATGCATTTTTAAAGCCTTTTTCTATTAACTCATCTCTTGTAAGTAAGTGCCTTCTTGCCTTCCAATATACATCTTCTGGTCTTTTTGCTGGACTTTCTCTATAATCTTCCCAATTTACATACTCAAAATAACATCTTTGATCTGCAATTCTTTCTTCTTCTTGGTCAATCATTATCATATTGCCAAATTCATCTAAGGATTCTACTTGTATAGTTTCTTTTACAAAAATAGGCTCATAAACTACCCAAACTACACCTCTTCCTGGTAGTAAATAGTCCTCTAATGCAGCTTTTATTGGTTTATCTGCTGAATATACCTCATTTCCGTATTGTAATGCTCTTTCTAGCACTATAGCTGTTTGTCTAGTTATAGGATTATTGTCATTGTATCTTCTGCGTACATCTGCTTTAGGCATACGAGCAAATAATGCACCTTTCATGGTTTCTGTGTTAGACCATAGGATATTAAACTGCTTATATAAACCTGCACCAAAGCTATCTGCACTTCTTTCATCTCTATATCGTGCTACAACAGCTCTTCCTCTATCTCTCCAATCTTTTTCAGTTTGGTCGGCACTTTCTAATTCCATTTGCCAGTATTGTGCAGTACCTTGCACTACTTCCATTTCTTTTCTAGTTTCTGCCATTAAATTCTTCTCTCTGGTTTATTTCTTTGTTCTCTATCATGCATATCCATCATTTCATCTAGTGTTGGAGTACGCAGTAATTCTTTCATAATATCTGGTTCTTTTTCTTTTGGTTTTATATTTTTATAAGACATAGCTAAATACCTAAAACTATCACTACCATGTGATGCCCAATTGTGTAAAGGGTTTCTTTTAAATACTCTTTTAACATCATCCCATTCTCTTTGATAATTCCTCAAAGCATTAATACCATTTTCACATCTCTTAACATCAAAATAACAATTTTGCAATAATAATCGTACAGCATTAATTCCATCATCAACTTTATGGTTAGGTACAATACGAGGTCGTCTACCCATATTGATTAAAGTTTCTGCTCTGGTTCTACCTGTGCCTAGTTCTCGTACTTTAGCATCATGAGGCAAATAATCATCACCCCAGTATTCTATTTGCATCTCATCCATTACTTTTACATAATGGTCTAATCCAACTCCTGCACTTTCATAATAATCAAATATTCTTATCTCTCCCATAGTTACTTGGAAAAACCATAAAGCACAACTATCAGATATTCCTAAATCCCAAGCTACATGAACAGGTAAGCTAGGGTCTCTTTCTACTTTTGTAATTCGTCCTTCTTGTTCTGCTTCTATAATTAAATTACCATAGTATGAGCCTTTAATCGCAGCTGCCCATGAACACTCAAATTCTTGCATAAACTCATCTTCACCCATTTGTTTTTTTGCAGCTTCTAATTCTACAGGGTCTACTACTCCTGTTTCACTTGCACGATAGATAGCTCTATGCCAATCAGGTTCATGTTTAGCATCTTCATATAATTGCCAGAATTGATTTCTACCTTTTGGTGTACCAATAAATATTGCCCACCCTTTTCTATCGGTTAAGGCAGGTCTTATAACTTCTGACCACATTCTAGGAGACATATCTGCATACTCATCCATTACACAACCATCTAAGAATATTCCTCTCAAGGCATCTGGGTCATCTCCTGCACCATACAATCTAATACGACTACCATTAATTAAATCTACTCTTAATTCAGATTGATTTACTTTAGTACCAGGAATATTTTTTGTATAATATAATAAATAATCCCAAGCCACAGCTTTTGCCTGTCGGTAGTACGGAGCTATGTATGCGTATCTACCATCTTTTCTTTCTGTTTTTATTTCTAATGCTTTACGTAATATTTCTGTTATAGCATACACAGATTTACCCCAACGTCTGTGTGATACACAAATCTTAAATCGTTTATCATTTTTATGTAAGTCTGCTTGTTGTGGTCTGGGTGTGTAAGGAATAGTTATGTGCATAGGGAACAGGCTACCATTTCTTACACGACCAGTATCGAGCTGTTAGTTTAGAAGGTGGAGATGTGTCGCACTTATGTCTAGCTCGAAAACTTTTCCTTCTATCAGGACTACTTTTTTTTATTCTCATATTAGGGTCGCCAAATCGTATGAGTTTTGTTTGTCCATTAGCTCTTGCTAATACAGCAAATTTTTTATTTTTATTTGGAGTTCTTTTTGGTTTATTATAACCAGAAAATCTTTCACCCCTATAGTCTATACTCATGCCTTTTTAGCTTTACTCT